AGCCTTCCCAGTGTTCTTGTTCAGTATCTTATATAAGTACATATTATAAAGTTTGAGTTACAAAGTGGTCTACCACTATAACTCTTCTAAAAATATATGTTTCTTCTACATAGTCAAAAGTAGCCTGGTTTGACACCATGTTCCTTGTAACTATGTTAAAATCTGGAGAAGCATCTGGGTAATCTGCAGGAGCTACTCCTATGATTTCCAATAAGTCATTAGCCCATTGGTCTACGGCTTTTTGACCTACCTCTCCAGACTTAAATGTCCTATATACAATGTCAAACTGTATGCTTACATCAAAGTTATAGCTTGTTTTATCGCTATTCTCTACTGATGTCTGAGAACTTATTAACAAGAATGGAGGCTCTGAACCATCTGGAGCTATGGTATCATATACCGATAACTCATAGTCAGCAGCATTTATCTTGTCGAAATAAGCCTTTCGTATAGCATATCCGCAGTCTTTCATTATCCTTCTACCTCTACTTCTTTAGAATCCGTTTGTTGGCCATTTTGAGCCTCATTTAGCTCACCAAAGAACTTAATAAGGGGTAAGCCATACTTTGTCGGTAACTCTTGAAAAAAGCCATCTAATTGCTTAATTTGCTCTGCGTTTAATGTTATTGTCATATTTGGTTATTTTTTACAAATTTAGGTAAAATTATTTAGCTTTCAATTCATCTATGTATTAGGTATTCTTAATAATCTATATCCAGTTCCACCGCTATCTGCTGCACCAACAAGTACTTGTCTAATATCTATATTACCTCCGTTGTTCCAAGCAATATATATTGATGTTGTATTTCCACCAATTACCCCACTTGCTACTCTAAAATATTCGCTATAAATCGCATCATGTACACTTAATCTTCCACTAAATGATGAAGCTCCAATTCCTACATTACCCCCCGATGTGATTCTCATTCGTTCGGTATCAGCAGGTTTAAATATTATACCACCCACATTTGCTCCTAAGTTTAAAAAATCACTTGATTGATATAAAAATGCCTTATCTGTTCCTCCGTCTCTAAACATTAATCCTTGTGTAGTTGCACCATCAATTGTTAATGTTCTACCAAAATAAGCAACTGGACTAGTCGTTCCGATTCCAACATTGCCAGATTGATTCCAAGTCTGTATAAAGTTGCCAGTTGAACCAACCATTGAAATAGTATCTCCAGCTATATCGTATCTTAATCTAAACTTAACCGCTGAACTTTGTTTAAATCCTATTGATAAATTACTACCAGTTCCATTTTGTGCGTAAATATCTGCATTATCAGCAGTTATTGCTCCAGCCGTTACACTACTTGAGAATGTAGCAGCACCAGTAGATGATATTGTTAATGCATTTGTACTATTAGTTAAAAATGTAAGAGAATGATTTGAATAAGTTCCAATAAAACCACTACTTCCTCCAGCTGTTACTCTAACTTCTGCACCGCCACTTTCCGAAACAGTTAATCTTGCACTATTAGCATTTATACTAACATTACCACTAAACGTAGCACTTGTACCACTTAATGCACCTAAAGATGTACTACCAATTACAGTTAAAGCATTACCACTACCACTTGCTTTGTTTATATATAATCCTTCTCCGTTACCATTCTTAGTGATGTTTAAGGCTATACCACTTCCGCTTGTATGACCAATAGTGAAAGTATCTCCACTACCACTACTTGAGAAGCTACCAGTAGTTCCGATTAATCCGCCAGTTAAAGTACCACCAGTCAAGTTTAACTTTCCATTAAGCTGTGTTTGTATAGCACTTGTAACACCAGCTAAATAACCTATTTCTGTAGTTGTAGTAGTCGCACTTGCTGCAATCTTACCACTACCATCAGAAACCAATGCTCTTGAAGCAGTTAAGTTAGCAGTTACTACGCTTGATGCACCACCAGTAATAGATGCTTGTGCTCTTGCTGTAGTAAAGTATTGATTTGTTCCCTCAGCAACATCTGATGTTGTTAAAACTACTGTTCCAGCAAATCCGTTAACAGTTGTTACTGGGAAAGTAATGTTTGTATTAGAAGCACTTGTAATTCTACCCTTGCTATCTACAGCGATTGTAGGCACAGCAGTAGAAGTTCCGTAAGTTGTTGCAGTAACACCAGTATTAGCCAATGTTAAAGCAGACGATACGTTTGCAGAACCATCAAAGTTAACTGACCATGCAGCATCTCCACTTGCAGCTATTGTTCTTGCAGTAGATAAGATGTTTGCAGCGTTTGCAGTACCAGCTAAGTTACCATCTACGTTAGCAACTAAAGTTGCAACTGTATAACCAGTTCCAGTAGTGTTAACTACGTTTGTAGGCTCATCTACTAAACCAGTAAATATCTTAAACTTACCAGCATCAGAGGCATCTCTGAATAATCCAGTAAACTCTACTCTTTCTTGAACAGCATCATAGTATCTACCATAATATCCAATATCAACCGCATCTGTTGTATTGTTAGTGTTAGCTACTTCAAACAATGGGTCTTTAGAAGATATTGATTCTGTGTTTACATAAGTTGCAGTACCATTGATAGTTAAGTTACCGCTTACAACTAAATTGTTAGGCATTGTAACGTCATTGGTAAATGCAAGTGTTGTAGTATTACCCACAGTTGTAGCTGCTATTTGATTAGCAGTTCCGTTTATTGTTGTTATACCTTGGTCAGTCCAAGTTGCTGTTATTACGTTAGCATCTTGTTGAGTTAGGCTTAAAGTCTTTGTTGATGTACCAGTTACTGCAGCAGATACGATAGAACGATTGTAAGCTATATCGTATTGGCCTAATTTAACCGTAGTAGGAATCGCATAACCAGCAGTTAAGCTAAATACACCACTATTGTTAGCATAAGATAATCCAGTTGCAGATGATGATAATGCAAGTCTTGCACGAGCATCTGTATAATATAAATTTGTGCCTTCTGCTAAATCTGTAGTAGTTTTTGCAGCTAAAGCACTATTGAATCTTGTTTGAGTATAGTAAAGGTTTGAACCTTCTGCTAAATCTGTTGTAGTCTTATTACTAAAAGCAGTATCAAATCTTGCTTGAGTGTAATATAGGTTAGTTCCTTCTCCAATATTTGTTGTAGTAAGTGTTAAACTACCACCCAATGCTACAGCTTGACCATTTAAGGTAATTGAACTATTAGCTAAACTTACGTTGGGAATAGCAGCCAAGTTAAATACACCAGTTGTATTATCGTAAGCAATACCAGTTCCTGCAGTTACACTTAAAGCAGTTCTTGCTCTTGCATTAGTAAAATAAAGATTCGTTCCTTCTACCAAGTTTGTTGTGCTCTTAGCAGCGAAAGCTGAATCAAATCTACCTTGAGTATAGTATAAATTGCTACCTTCTGGAACAACGCTTGTAGTTCCAGTAAAGTTACCAGTTAAGGTTGCAGCACCATCATTATAAGTCCATGTAATTCCAGTACCATTTTGAATCAATGCTGCTACAGTATCATCAATAAGGTCTTTAATCTGTAATCCACCACCAGTAATAATCAAGTCGCCAGTAATAGTTAAATCACCATTAACAGTTGCAGCTAAAGTAGAAAGAGATAAAGCAGTGTTTACCCCAGCACCATCTTGAACTGGCTGTAAAGTACCACTTACTCCAACATTATTAGCACCAATCTGTAGTACTTGTCTATATGTATTTTTTACCGCTTTACCTTGAAGAGTAGCCATTATATTTTAATTTTTTTTATTTTATTAACCATTTTATATAGTTCTTCTGAAGCCGACAAGAATAAGAATGGTCTATGGGGCAAATTTACTAAATTTCCATTACTCCGTTTGAAACTTAATGCATAGCCCTCAAGTTGATTCATATTAAGGTTTCTATACACTGGAATTTGAAAATCATTACCAGTACCAAACTCTACAAAAGGAGAGTAATTAGATTGTCTACCCATACGACCTCCAGACCCAACTCTTGCTCCTGCGTTCATATTGTAAGGAGTGCTATAAATAGAAGCCTTTAATAAACCAGTTTTACCTTGTGGTGCCCTTGCTCTTGCATTATTTTCTATAGTTATAACAGACTCATTGATTATCTTCTGCACTTGCTGAGTAATCAAATGAGGTGCCTCTTTTAACCTTTTTGATAGGTTAGTAACACTTGCTGTTTTATTTATAGTAAATGACATTAAGTAGTTTCCCAGGTTGTACTGATGTTCTCCCAGAAAGCAGTAATACTATCCCAAGTACCAACTCTCTTTAAGGTAGAACAAGTGATTCTTAAATAGTTGTGGTTATCAAACTCATCTATAACGCTGCTAATCAAGTAGATATTGCTATCATACAAAATAGTAAGGTCATTAGAAATAGAGATACTATTGGCATCCCTTATTCTAAAAACAATGTTATCTGATATAGAATCCTTACCAGCTATGTTTGTCTTGTTTTGATTCTCCCTAAATATCTCAGCCCAACAAGTATAATAGTCAACATCAGTTAAGACTTGACCACCAGCACCGTCAGATTCTGAAACCTTAGATTGGAAAGTAATCCTATTTTTAAGTCTACTTATCATTATAATATTATGCTTACTCGTTTATAAGGCTTCATTAGTTCGTATGCAGATGCTATGTTAGCATTTGGTTTGCTATCCTCTACAGAAGATTCTCTGTAATCGTATAAATCAGCAAGTATCTTATACAAGGCTGTTTTCATAACTGCAGGAGTTGTAGCATAACCACAAGTATAAGTAAATCTAAACTCCATGTGACTAAAAGAGTTCATGTATATCTTCTTATAGGTAATTCCTAATACATTGTACTGAGGTATTGTCATTTCTACCCAGCTATCGTTATTCCAGTATTCAACCTTAGTAATATTGTTAAGTGGTGCGTATGGTAGTTCAATAAACTCATCCACATAAGCTACAACTTGTAAAGTACGAGCTGTCATAGCCACACCAGCATATTTCTCTAATCTAACCCTTGCAGAAGTTATCAAAGAGCTAATTAAGTCGTTATCATCATCAAAATCAACCCTTAAATAGTTCTTAGCTTCAGACAATGTTATTGGTTCTGAAACTGGCTCTACTGTGGTTGTGACATCCCTTATAATCTGCATATACCATTATTTTTACAAAAATAACTAAAATATAGTAGACATAAAAAAGGGGCAGCTTTTGGCCACCCCTTTATATTTGAGTTAATCTAAGATTAAGCTACGTTACCGAAATCACCATATACAAACGCACCAGCGTAGTAGATAGGGAATGCGATTCTTGCCTCAACACGAACTGTAATCATGTTCTCGATAGCGTTGTTACCATCTTGGTCAAAGAATTGAACAGAGATACCGTTACGTTGCATGATTTGAGCACCCATTGACCAGTCTCCTACTAAGAACTTATCAGCAGTCATTGCTGTAGACTTGAAGATAGGAATACCAGCGATAGATAATTGACCATCAGTTGTAACCACTGTAGAACCTGGTAAAGAGTACGCAGAGTTAGTGTTCTTAGTGTTTACGATGTTAGCCCAATCTGTAGGGTTAATCAAGATACCAGTTGCAGAGTAGTTACTTGCTTCTACTTGTGCGATAGCTTGTACTAATTGCTCAACATCTACAGTTGCAGCACCAGTTGGAGCAGCAGCGTTGATAGTCAAACCAGTCAAGTTAACACCAGAACCAGAACCAAATAATAACTGAGCATCTTCAGCTACTAAGTATTTCTCTAACAAACGAGATTGTAAGAAAGAAGTCATAGCAGGAACGTCATCTAACATTTGACGAGAGATTTTAACGTAACCAGCGATAACTTGTGCAGGAGCATTAACCATGCTGATATCGAAATCAACTTGAGCTTTTGCACTACCTTGAGTTTGGTTAGCAGGAGCACCTTCACCACCAGTTTCTTGAGGGAAAGTGAATAAACCTTGAGAGATTGTACCTACTGGTAACAAACTTCTAACGTGGATTTTACGAGAAGGTAAACCATAAACTTGGTTAGCATACTGACGTGGAATATCTCCAGTCAAGTTAACTGCTTCTGTCATGTTACCTACTGCTTTAGTGTCCATAATGAAAGAAGTGTTCTTCATTTCACCACGACCTAATTTTGCGATGTTGTCCGCATTCTTTTCAATTTGCTCACCTAAAGTGGCATTGAAACCTTTAAATTGATTTTCGTTCATTGTTTTACGATTGCTTTTTGCCTCTAATTTGTCTGCAGCATCTTTAACTACAGAGATTTGAGATTTTAATTCTTCTAATTCAGTTTTTAAGCCTTCTACTGCTACTGCACTTTCAGCTTTTGCATTTTCGATTGCTCCAGATACTTCTGTTTTGATGCCTTCGAATGCACTTTTAATTTCTTCTACCATTAGTTGAAAATTTTAAATGATTGTAAATATTTGTTTACCTCTAATTCAATGGAAACCATCGGGTCATCTTCATCTTCCAATGCCTCATCTTCTGATTCACCTACTGGTTGCAACTCAGTTGGAGCATCTACTGGCGGTTGTTCTTCTGAAGCGACTGATTCATCTTCTTCCATCTCAGCGAGATATTGTTGTAATTGCTTGAGCTTTAACTCTAACAAACCAAAAGTTTCATCAGTATAGAAACCATTTCTCAATGACTTGATAGTTTTAGCTATCTCATCAATTAGAGTTGACTTGATTTCAGACTTAACCATAACGGTTGGCGTATTAGAATTGGCACCCCATAAAACTGAGGAACCTTCAAACAATTTAATTTCTTGAATCTCGTTATATCCAGATTTAGCTTGAGACTTTACAGTCTGGAATCCAATGCTATGCTCTGTGATATGACCGTCTTTATACAACTCATAAGTATCTCTACCTAAAGTTGTATTAGGCATCTTAACGATTGCCTTTAAACCAAAAGCATCTTCCACCAATTCCTTTGGCTTAGCTACTGGTTTGTCTGTAGAGTGGTTAAACAAGTGCCAGATTCTATTCTTTGCTTGTGGGCCATTCTCTTTAATAGACTTTGTAAATGAGCCTGGCATAATTACATCGCCATCGCTATCTACATTACCAAACGCAGAATAGTAAACCTCAATGGTTCTTGTGTCATCAGTCATATCGACTGGTGCACCACTAACTGCTTTCTTGTTATAAAAATTACTCATATATTTTTGTTTAAGCAATAAACACAGTACAACATCTACAGTTACAATTATTCATTGCACCTCCGTTTGCATCATGTGCGTATTGCATCTCAATTACTCCTCTTTCTGGCGTATTCACAAGGAACGGCTGATTAATCGGTATTCTTACTCCACCTGCATCTGGATTGGTTTGTCTATCCAATGTTCGATGCCAACTTCTGTACCTATTATTCTTAGCAGGATAATCTGCTGCCACCCATTGCTTAAGCAAAGGTATGTTAACAAATTTAACTGCACCCATCATACCAGCACTTAATGCTTGATGTGATTCCGTTCTTGCAATCAGCAGACTCCTTGCGTTGTTAATTTTACCTTCTTGTAGGTTTTTAATCGCAAGTGAATTAACCTCGTTAAGACTCAAGTTGTTTTCTTGTCCGTATCTAATAGAGCCGTTCAATATCCTTGTAATCTCATTCTTGGTTGTATTTTCAATTCCGTACATCTTAGTTCCGCTATAGGTTGTCCAATAAGACAACATAAAGGCTAACCATTCATCCATGATGTTCAGAGGGTCTAAATCTACTGATTCTTCTTTTTTAAACTTGTCAAATATCTTTTCATACGTCATGGCAGTATATCCGCCAGTCGTCTCGTACAAAGTTCGTAAAATATTATTAATCTCTTTGCCGTCAAACAACGCATTCTGATTATTGATAGTTTGCTGAACTCCGTAGTCCTTAACCAACTGAGCAGCCTTGTCAAAATCAGATTGTAAAGCAGCCAATATTTTAGGCTGATACTCTCTTACTGACTTCCTTGCAATCTTTTGCTGCAAAGCGAACTGCTGAGAAGGAGTAACTATCTTAGCCATTATTCTTTTCCGTCTATAGCTTCAATCATTTTTCCTGCTGCTGCAAACACACCTTTTAGTCCGTTTTGTGCCGACCTTTGTCTGATTGCTCGTAATCCTTCCCTATCAACTGTTTTAAAATCAGAAGTATATATGTAGCCATAGTGTCCTTTAGTTTCTTTGTCCATAGATGTATCAACTCCTAAAAACCATTTAGCAAACTCATCCCATCCATTCTCCTCGATGTAAGCATTCTCCATTTCTACAGATGGTCTTTCCCAAGATGATGGCTTAGTAACGTCACCACTTGAGATTAAGCTGTTTGCATGACTAATACCTTTTGGGTTAGTCTTGTTTACTCGCTTCTCTGATAAATTATCTTCTACAACCTTAAAGGCTTCATCGAATGACTTAAATTCCATCTTTTAAATTTTTAACTGGTGGGATATTGTAATCTCCTTGTTGTTGAGCATCTCTTGGGTCTTGTAGCATAGTAAGCTCATCGATAGGTAAGTAACCTGCTGGGATAAATATTTCATCCATAGCTGGGTCTTCAGAAGTATCGTAACGCATAGCTGCTCTTTTCTCGTTAGGGGTAATCCACCAAGACTGAGATAAGATACCAGAAAGTTCCTTCATGTCCTCTTG